AAGAGCGCTTCGTTTAAATCTGAATATTTCAGATATTATAATCTAACTCCTGACCAGTCTGTTAGAGAGGACAAGGACCTAGGCATATTTGATGCTGATGTGCAAGCTAATAGCGAAATCGAGAACGTCACCATCTGCGATCCAGCTAAGACGGTAAATCTAAAGTCAGCTGACTCTGCCATAGTTAATGTAGGAATAGACTATGCTTGTAGGAGACTCCTACTAAGGGATATAGTCTCTGACAAACTCTATCCAGACGAACTATACAGTGAGCTCTTTGCTATGGCAGATAGAAGCGGCTCCAAGGTAATAGGAGTCGAGGTAACCTCTCTCAATGAGTTTATAAAGCAACCTATCAAAAACATGATGTTTGACAGAGGAACGTTCTATGAGCTAGTCTGGCTCAATGCCCGAGGAGGGATGAAGAAAGAGGAGAGGATTAAAGCCTTAGTCCCTTATTATCGCCTGGGCTACATATATCATAACTTTCAATGTGCACTAATGAAAAAGTTAGAGGGTCAGCTCAAGATGTTTCCTAGGAGTGCTCTCTGGGACATTATGGATTGCCTAGCCTATATCATAGAGATGCTAGAACTTGGAGAGAGGTACTTTTCATCTATCAGTGGTGACCAGGAAGACTCAGAAGCAGAGTATTCTCAACTTACGTATGAGCCTCCTCTAACTAGCTGGAGGATAATGTGAGTCACGGAGTTAAGAGAGATACCTATATCAACGCAGATCCAGATACAACGAAGGCCCTAACCTACGACATGCTAGATCATATAGCTGGGAAGGTAGATGAGATAAAGACTATCTACGAGGGACATCTTGGAGCTTGCGACATAAGGTTTAAAAAGCTCGAGAATAAAAAGAAGCGTGACACTGCCATATCAGCGATTTCAGGTGGCATTGGTGGCTTCTTAGCTATCGCTACTAAATGGGTAAAGGACTTATTCTAGGAGAACAGTTTGGCTACAACTTTAGCACCGACCACCAGCCCATATGACTACTATGAGACCTGCTTTCAAGAGTGTACTACTGACTTGCAGCCATCAGATTGGACTGAGCGTTGGCATACAACTGTTGCAGCTAGCAGCGTCCTTGCTGATGCTGCATGTATTGGTGGGAAAAAGCTTTATACTACACATAGCTCAAATGATCGCTATTATCTATCCTGGGATTCTCCCTCTGGGCCTGATTATATCTACGACAATGAGGTAGAGATCCTTGCGAAGGTAAGGTCGCCCAGTGATTCTAAGTGGGTCGTTCGACTGATTATTCACGGAACTGGCTCAGACTCAAATGAAGATGGCTACCTGCTGGATCTGCATATAAATACCGATGAAATCGAAATAGCTGAATTCTCCAATGGGAGTCCTACAGTTCATAAGACAGAATCCATGTCGCTTGCGGTCGATACATGGTACTGGATGCGTTTCAGGCGTGAAGGAAGTGCTCTAAAGGGTAAAGTCTGGGTTGCTGGTGCTGCTGAGCCTGGAGCATGGAGCATAGAAGCAACTGACTCGAGTAATAATGAAGGACGCTGTGGCATAGGTAGCGGCACAGGCGATCATTATTGTGACTGGTTTTCTGTATGTGTAGGTGGTGGGACTGCTAGAGGTCCTCAGGATATTCCTGGATGTACAACACTTGCTCCAACTACTATAGTAACAACAGCTAGTCCTCCTACAACAGTTCCCACTACATTACCTACTACAGCTGCTCCTACAACAGTTCCCACTACAATTCCTACAACTCTGGCACCAACGACTATTCCTACTACTACTTCTCCGACAACTTATCATCTATCTACTCCTCCAGTACAAACAACACTGCCTCCTACGACTAAGCCACAGCTTACAACTATTCCTACTACTGCTGAGCCTACAACTACTATTTCGACTGCTGCACCAACGACTTCTGCCCCTACCACAGTTCCAACTACTATTGCTCCTACGACTATACCAACGACACTAGCGACCACGACTATTCCTACTACAGTTGCACCTACTACAGTGCCAACTACAGTTTCTCCAACAACTGTCCCCACAACTCTTGCACCAACTACATTACCGACGACATTGGCTCCAACTACTATAGTAACAACAGCGGCACCAACTACAGTTAGTCCCATCATATGCAATAGATACTTTCTCTCACCTATAACCAAGGAGATCTTAATAGATGGAAACCTTTGTAGGTGATACTATCAGAATTACGGTTCAGACTGGCATAGATCTTTCTGGCTATGCGTCGCTCTATATTAAGTTCAAACGACCTAATGGAACCATAGGTAGATGGCCAGCTATTCTAGACCTGGAAGATAATGAGAATATGTATTACGATACCGACGAGACTGACTTGGACATAGAGGGAGATTGGTATTTCCAGGCTGATGCAAAGAATGCAGTACCAGCAGTAGATCTACACGGAGATTGGTTTAAGGTATCTGTGAAAATGCCTTTTGCAGACACTACGTCTCCACCTACTACTGCACCACCTACTACGGAGATTCCGTAGTTCGGTTAATTTCAAACCGGACTTTGGAGGAGTTCAGATGCCCTATATAGTGAAAGGCGAACCAGGCAGCTGGAGGAGCTTCGATCCAGATTATGAGCGAAAGGATTTCGACTATAAGTATCCTGAGGGGCTTAATCTGAGGCCAGGTTCTGATCTGCACAAGGATCTAAGGAATAAGATCTGGGAACGGGCTAGACAAGCCAGGAACGAGATTCAGAAGCGCTTTGAGTCTTGGAGAGAGCTTGATAGGAAGCTGACTGCCTATATTCCTCTTAAGGAAGAGGAGGAGAGAGTCCTCGACAAAGATGAAGACAAACCTGTCTCCATAGTCTTCCCATATACCTATTCAGAGCTTGAGTCGGTACTGACTTACCTGGTAGCAGCCTTCCTCCAGGATCCTATGATAATGTATGAGGGGGTTGAAGACGATGACACCGTTGGGGCTATGTTGATGGAATTAGTAGTCAGACTCCACTGCAACAAAAGTAAGGTCCCTCTAAACGTCCATACTGTTCTGAGGGATTCCCTAGTTTATGGAATTGGAGCTGCAGTACCTGAGTGGACTAGGCGATATGGTAAGAAGCCGATTGTCAAGAAGTCTCTATTCAGCAGCCTCATAGGTGCAAGCTATGGTAGGTCTGTCTCTATGGAGCATGGGCTACTATATGAAGGGAACGCTCTTTCCAACATAGATCCTTATATGCTTCTCCTCGATCCTACTATCTCATCCAATGAGATCCAAAAGGGCGAGTTCATAGGCTGGGTTGATAGGACTAACTATATGCAGCTTCTCTCCGAGGAGTCCCAAGCTGATTCTGGCTACTTCAATGTCAGATATCTGAAGGATAAAAAGGATCGCAAGTCTACGCTTGCACTTGACCAAAGTGCTAGGGAAGAAAGGCATGGAGGATCTAGTGAGCTGAATAAGGGAATGTCTGGGATTACGAGTGTAATAGACATAATCAAGATGTATGTCACCCTGATTCCTAAAGACTGGAAGCTCGGAGGTAATGAGTATCCTGAGAAATGGTACTTTGAGCTTGCATCTGATGATATCATAGTTAGGTGCCAGAGGGCTGATCACGCTCATGGAATGTATCCTATGGCAGTGGCTTCTCCTGAGGCTGATGGCTATTCAATTACTCCTATGGGCAGAATGGAGATATTAGGAGGACTACAGCATGTCTTAGACTTCCTCTTTAATTCTCACATAGCTAATGTCCGCAAGGCTATCAACGACATGCTAATAGTTGATCCTTTCCTAGTGAACATCAGAGATCTGCAAACTCCAGCCCCTGGCAAACTCATCCGTCTTCGTCGTCCTGCATGGGGCAGGGGAGTTGACAAGGTAGTTCAACAGCTGGAAGTGAGTGATATAACTCGAACCAATATCGCTGACTCTCTCTACATAACTCAGTGGATGGATAGAGTTGCTGGTGCTGATCAGTCGCTTTCTGGTGTTCTACGAACTGGAGGTCCTGAGAGACTAACCAAAGCTGAGTTCCAGGATACTAGGGGCTCTTCTATGGGCCGTATGCAGAGGATGGCCCAACTCATA